CATCTTGAGCTGTTGCATCTCAGGGCTGTTGCGCAGCGGCCTGCCGCTCACCGTGGCGAACCTCAGTCCCATGATGAGGATGCGCGTGGCGCTCATCAGGTCATCGTTCATCTTGACGATCTGGCCGTCCTTACGGTGGTAGGTGCGGAATTCCTCAAACCAATCCGTGAGGTGCGCTGCCACCTTCAGCCTGCCCGTGCTGAAGCGCTCACGCATGGCTTCTATGCCAACCTCAGTGCTGATGTTCCCATCGGGCCACTGCGCGTGGTCGTGCATCATGCGCACGCCCTCATCCCTGTAGAGCTTCGAGAGGGCGATACCTGAACCTTTATCTCTAACTGCACCATCGCGGGGATAGGCTACGATGATGTCCCCGAAGGGGCGCATGGCGCGTGCGTGGTCGAGGGGGCGGCAATCCCTCATGCGGAAGGCGTGCAGCAGATGAACCACATCAGCGTCACGGTCCCACGCACCCAGCACAGCGGCGAATGGATGGCCTATACCGAAATCCACACCCCACAGCTTCGGCCAATGGTTTGGCACGCTGAGCACGCGGGGCTCGGCAATCATCTCCTCGGCTATGTCGAATACGAGGCCCTCACCGAACAGGGGCACGCCGTATGCCTTCGCCTTGCGCATATGCGCAGGGTAGTTGGCGATGATCTCCGCACGGCGCTCGGGCGTCATCGGTACATCGTCAATGGTCATGGTGAGCATCACCCGCTGTGGGCTGTCCTCATCCATGAACCTGCGTACCATCGGTGTCTTACCTTGGAGTGGTGTGAAGGTAGTCCACCCCATGCCGTTGGTCGCAGTGATGCGCGTGATACACTCTATGTAGATTTCGAGATCAGGCTCCTCATCGCACCAGAACCAATCCAATGTTTCGCCTTGGAACTTCGCTCTGCCCTGCTCGTAGCTCTTGAACCTGCCCACGCTGGTGCCGCCACTCACATGGCGCACCTGAATAGTATCGAACGCATCGGTGATGCCGCGTGCGAGAGATGGTCTGTCTACGAACAATCCCTTGGGGATCATCCCTGAGCCAAATGCGCTATCCACTCCAGGCTCACCACAGAGCTTGCGCTGCGACACATCACGCACGAGCAGTGATGTCTCACCAGCGAGCCACCCACGAGTGGGGCGATCCCAGCGCTTGCCTGTCCACCACTCAGGGTACAGCCCTGTCATGTGACACGCAGCCTCGAATGCACCGGCTTCGGTTTTGCCGAGCTGGTTGCCAGCGAAGAACATGCGCTCGGTGTATTTGTTGCCGAGAGAGAAGAACTCAAGCTGCTTGGGGTAGGGCTTCCAGAACTGCGCCGCACTGAAGGTGCGTATGTCGTCTATCTTCGCGAGGGCCTTCGCGGCCTTGAGCAAGCGTGCGCGCTCAGTCATGCGCTATCACACCTCCCCGCTTCGCGGGTTCCTGCAGTCACAGTGGAAAGCGCTCACCACGAACAGGATGAACTCGATCCAACACTTAGCCACGCTGCTTGGCTTCCCTGAATGCCTCAGCTATCCGCCACTTCATCGGGAGGAATAATCTCCGCCTCACTTCGCGGTTGCTCATTCTCAGCCTCAGTAACTGCATCAGCTTGTGCCACATTGTGCTTACCTCTCTTATTGCGCTCATCCCGCTTCGCGGGAGGAGTGATGTCCACAGCATCTGATCCCAGCAGCAACTTTGGGTCAAGCCTGTGCTTCAGTGCAGTAGCTCTAATATACTCGATCAACTCAGCATCGGTGCGCTTGTCCTCCACCGTGATCGCTTGGCCCGTCACACGGATGAAGCCCCTACGGTCCATGAGATCAGCGGCAGCCTTCTGGCGATCCTTGTGTGTGGGTGAGGCTGCTATCTCGATCATGGCGTGGATTGCTACGATAGCACCACGATCCAAAGTGAGGAGCGCCTCCTCTTTCATGGCCTCCATCACTTTGGGATTTTTCATCAAGCGATGGCCCGCGACCTTCGCGGCGCTACCACCACCATAATAGCCTGCAGCTTCCGCTGCTCTCGCTACACTCTTGCCACCTATCTGGAAGTACGCGAGCACGAACTTCTGTTGCTGCTCCGTCAACTCAGACATCGCAGGACCGAAGTTCGCATCCTCGGGAATTACCACCTGATAGCGCTTCGCCACAGGAGGATGGCCGTTCTCAACTCGCATTTGCTAACCGAGTAACATTTGTCGGGCGCAATTCATGAGGGAAGCCGCCCAAATTTTCAAGTCGTTCACGATTTAGACGCTAACTACACCAATTCACGGAGAAGGCCGCTAAAATTCTGAAGTCGCTTGCTCGCATGTGAGAGAGAACGCGAAAGGGGAGTTGTAGCCACCACCTACGGAGAGATCGCGATAGGCGGGTGCCGCCATGGGGTACCCCGGTCTATTCCTATAAATTGATATTGATTAATACAATCATATAGTTAGCTATAAGCTGATAGTATAGGCTGACTGCCATCCTAGATATGCCTATGTTTACAGCGCACACATTGAATGTTGACAGTGTAATCATGGTTAGCGTGCAACATGCGTGTATTACCTGACTAATCTAGTAGAGTATTGACCTAGCATCCTGGATCGAGTAGGGCAGCATCAGCTCGCCATGCTCGACCGTGGTTGAGCTACAAGCCTCACTTGCTGTAGCGCCTCCTCCCTTCCTGGGTAATGCCGGGAAGGTGAGGAGCTATCGCGCGTGCTCAAGCCAGCTCAAGGTAGGGGATTGGTTCACCTTATTCGCGCATTGGCTATTGTGTACTCTCGCATACTATATTAGATTGTGCGTTGCTAAGTGAGGAGCGCAAGCCAAATGACACAACGCGATACTATCTACCGGGACAAGGCTAATGGCACGATAGAGCATTTCACTTATGCTGAGGGCCGCAAGATATTCGTGTCCCGTGCTTGGTCTGAGGATCAAGTAGCACGCGGGTATGCACGCTACATTGATCTATGGAAGTCGGCGGAACAGCAATCGCGATAGCACTATGCGGTACAGCGCATTCGCAAGAGTGAGCTGTTACGTGGAGTGCAACGCAACTGAGTGAGGGAATATCATGGCACGCAAGGTAAACAGGATTGCATCCTACCGCACGATGCAAGGCGCGGAACGGTACGCGCGTGATCTACGTGTCGTGTGGCCTATGTATCAATTCGAGCCTACACAGCATCCGTATGATTTCACTTGGACCGTAGTGCTCAAGTGTGGATTTAACTTCGCTGGTAGAGCCTACGTGCTACGTCGCCCACGTGGTGGCGTGCAACAGCTTGGATACACCGGGCACTGATCGCAGTCTAAGCCTAGCGCGCAATGCTAGGCTTATGCGGCGATTGTGCCGAAATGCAATGTGAGGGCTTGCTATGGGTTACAGGATTACGCCAAGGCGATTGCAGACACGTTTCAAGACGCTCGCTCGATTATTCATGGGTTGGGATATCGCGGGACCGGCGTGAACGCGCGAAGGCAATCGCAATGTTGCCAAGATCGGATATACCTTCTTGGAACATGACTCTGTCTACGGATGGAGTATCAACCAGCTCATGAACGAAGGTGGTGGTGAGCGTAGACTTAAGGAGAGTTGTTCAGCGGCGCATATGGACGAATGGCTAAGTGGAGCGATCTATGCCGCCAGCGAGTTGCAGCGTGCGATGAAACAGCGAGCCGCCTAACCCGCGAAGCGGGTATCTGCGTATCAGCGTTAAGCATTACCGCGCCCATGCGGAACGTGGAGTGATGCGAGTGAGGGTTGAGAACATGCCTATCAGGCCGACGATCTATGAGACCTTGCGCGTCAAATTAGGGCGCGAGCCCACGAACGCGGAATTGAAGGCTGATGTAAAACGTATCCTTCAAGATGGCCTAATCGAAATGGCGGAACGCGGGAAACTTTCGCATCAACGCCGCAAGCATTTGGCATAACGCCAATTCCGGCACGGCGGAACCGTGCATCTGCTGAGCCCTAGCTAGGGCAAAGGATGGTCACTCGGAACCTAACGAAGGTTCGTCTATTCTGGTGCAATACCCCTTAAGCACCCCAATGGGCCGCCCTCATGAACGGATGGGGGCGGCTTTTCCGTCCCTAGGGAACTGTGGAGCCTCGCTAGCAGGCCCGCGCAGCGGGCTAGGTGGGTATCCATGCAGGTAGGGAACTGCCAGCCCTGAGCCCCCTGGGTGGCTCCAGCATGGCGGCAGGGAACTGTGCTACCCTGCCACTGGATGAAACCTCTATGCACCCTCAGGGAACCGCTCGCCCATACCGCTAGGCTGCCACCAGCTGAGCTGGCTGGCATAGCTCGCCGCAATGAGCTGCTCAGGGCGATATGCGAGGTGCATGATCGTAGGGAACAGGGAACTGTTAAAGCTCTCTAGCCTTAGTACCCCTCGCCCTCTCAACCACCCGTCACAATACGCGTCACACTTTTAAAGTGTGTGTGACGCTATGTTACGGGGGGTGTTCGAGTGTTGGGTCACAACCGTCACATTATGTCTTTGTGACGCAATGTGACGCCCATAGAAATTCACCACTAACCCTTAGTAAATCCTCATTAATCAGCGTCACATTTATCCTGCGGAATTGCTCACGATATCCAGCGGCGGCGTTGATGATTTTAGCGTCACATAGAGCCTGCCGAAATACCCCCTCCGTCACACCCAAAACGTTACGCCCTGGGGATGCACCTGGGGGTGGAGGGACACCTTGCTTTTCAACCGTAGCTAGAAAGCAGTCATAGGCTGCCTTCGCCTTGGGATTGAGCTTGTCAGTAGCCGCTCGCACTACCGCGTCAGCATTGGCAGGGAGCACCACCATCGAGCTTATGACTTCGCCCGCATCATCCTTCCCGAGATCGACTTGCTTGAGCATGGACACGATAGCCTCGCCCGAGGGACCATCCTTAGCCAGCTCGATCTCGGCTACGATTGCGCCCTCCTTATCCAGCTTGACCCTGATCTGAACATCAGCCGCACCTGTGAGCGCTGTGTGACCTCTTGGGCGCGAGCCCGCTATTCCGCAATGATGGATCACGATAACGGCGCACTCGAAGGTCTCCTTGAGCACGTCAGCCGCCGCAATATAGGCGGTCATGTCCTCATCGTTATTTTCGCTGCCAGCAATCGAGCGGTTGAGCGTATCCAGGGCGATGCACGCAGGGGCCTGCGATCCGAGGTGCTCCCTCACTGCGTCAATCAGCCCACGGTGATCGCGCACCAAATCGAGTGAGGCCATCTCAATATAGAAGGGCGTGGTTTCGAGTTGGAGCCCATAGTGCTTCTTGAAAGCGGCTAATCGTGTGCGAAGGCCAAACTGCCCCTCGAAGGCACAATAGATCACAGGCCCTTGCTGTACTCTGCGCTCACGGTACTGCCACCCGATAGCAACATGCATGAGCATGTCGAAAACCCAAAAACTCTTGCCGCATTTCGGTGGACCCCACACAACCACAAGCCCCGTTCGTGGAATTAACTTCCCGATCAGGAAGCGGTAAGCGGTGGTGAGGGTG